GAATATTACCAATAGCTTTGAATGCTCTTTCAATTCTTTTTGCTTGTCTATTGAAACCTTTTTTTGTGACTGTGTTTGCCCATCCTAAAAATTCTGTTTGAAGGATTGTTCTTATCTTTGGTCTAATTGCTATTGCCGATTGTAGTTCAATAAGTTTTCCTGCTTGTGTTGGAAGTTCCCTTCCTGCAAGTTTAATTACATCATCTTCAATCTTATCTAAAGTTCTTTGCAAAGTTCTATAATATTCTTGCTCTGCTCTATCTAAATTTTTGATTCGGTAAATAGTGAATTGTCTAACTTTATCTGCCATAAAATTGACTTATCAAAAAAGTGTCAAAAATGCAAAAAGTGTTTTTGTGTCGCATCTGGTTTTGAACCCCTGCAATTTTCATCCTTCTACTTTTCAACAAGTTCGTCAAAACTAAAAATTTTGCAAAAGTCAATTTGGTATAATGGGTTATTAAAAGTTTTTTTATAAATTTTTAATTAGCTATTAAACATTGTGAATATAGTAGGTTGGTTAAAAGAACAGGGAGGTTCTTATGAAAACAACAAGTGATAGAGTTGGGTTGGATATAGCTTACTCAAAAGCAAATTCAACCCTTCCTGAAAAACTACCTTACATTGAAAACAAGGAAGCAGAAAAAGCATATAAACTTCTTGTTAGAAAGTTTGGTAAAAAAGAAATGATGTTTTTGGGTACTTGGAAAAAAGTTAAAATGAGACCAAGAACTTATAATAGACCTAGAAAAGTTTGGGTTTGTTTAAGTGGTAATCCATCAACATTACACAATGGTTGGAGAAGATTAATCCATGATGTTGCACATGATATTTTTTCATGGAGGAGTCCGGGATTGCCTGACCATTGTAAATTTCAAGCTGATTTAGAAGCAGAAATTTGTGAGTATGTTTTAAAATCAGGTTGGCTAAATGGTTCTTTGAAACCTAAACCTTTACCTAAATTATCTAATGATGAAAAAAAAGTTATTAAGATAAAAAGGTTTGAAGCAAACATTTTGAGATGGGAAACAAAAATAAAAAGAGCAAACACCTATCTTAAAAAATATAAAACAAAACTTAAAAGATTAAGTAAATAACAATTACCACCTACTATATCACAATGTTAAACATTTTCATCTTCAACATCTTCTTCTTGAACTTCGTCTTGTGTAAATTGACCAACTTCTGATTGACCATCTATTTCTTCAAATGCTTGTGTTAGTTTTTCATCATCATCAATTACTGATCTGATTATTTCTTTATCAACTTCTTTATTGAAAGTTGGAGACTGTAAATTCATGGCTTTTGCCATTGAGAAGAATTGTAAGTCAACAGCATAATCTTTTATGTTAAACGAATCTGGATAACTGATCTCTCCATCAAATTCTGCATTTTGAAACATAGCATAACATCTAAAAATCTGCTCTTCTGCTATTTCTAAATTATCTGCCTTCTCTGATAATCTTGCATTTAATAATTCAAATTCTGTTTGCAAAGCAATTCCAGATGAGACTTGTGTTTTAGTAGTTCTGATTGCTCCTGTATGTGCAATTCTATTTATGGCATCTACTTTGTGTTTGATTGAGTCCATAATAGAAGTTAGGTTTTGTCCTGAAGGTTGAAGTAGATATGGTTTTAAGTTTGGTTCTATTTCTTCTGGCATCTCAATAACTGCACCTGCACCTGCACTAGCATTAACACTTGGAGTTTTAACTAATGATGGATGGTTTGTTAATCTGATTAGTTGTTCAATTTCAGAATATTCGTTGTAAATAGCTTTTTGTAAATCCGCAATATCAGTAAGGTCAGATTGACCAATTCCTCTCTTGTGCGATTTAGAATTGTATAAAATAACTGCGGGTATTTTGCCAATCTGATTTATGGCAGTATCTATCACACGAGGCTCTTCATTATCTGGTTGATAAACAGTATCAATCCTATCCGGATACCACATTCTAAAATATGTACCGCCATCTTTGTCAACCTCTTCTCTTATTTTTAAATAATCCAAATAATATTTTCCATTTACTTCTCTTTTAAAATTCCAATCCAAAGCATTTTCTGGAGTGACGATTGAGATGTAAGGTCTTATATCTTGGTCAAGTTCATCTGCTCTTGTCCTTGTTTGAACAGTTGGTTTATCTAAAATTAAAAAACAATGTCCATAGATTGAAGCATAGTTTTGTGCAGTCTTAATTACAGAATTAAAATTGTTTCCTTCTAGGTCAGCATCTTTTAAGAATGATTCTAAACTAGGTTCATCTGCCATTGAACCAAAATCTCTTGAAGGTTTTACTCTAAATAAAAAAGAAGAATAAATTTGAATTATATTTTTACAATGATTATCGCATGGAGTATTCGCAAGTCTTTGGTTAAACTCATTATCAAGTTCTAAATTATATCTATTAAGATATTGTCCTAGTGTGTAGTCATAACCTCCGTTGTAGCTTCTAATATAATACTCATAATTGTTTATGTTTTCTTTGTAATCTTTATGAGTATCTGTTGCCTGATCTTTGGTGTATGCCATAATTTCCTTCTTTTACATTCCATCTTTGAGGATTACTAATAGGAGTCCTTATAGTTAAAGGTTTTACATAATCAACCAAATATCCTATTGCGTCATTCATGTGGTCAAAACCTTCTTCCTTTTCAGGGATATTAGTATTTTCCTTATATACCTGTCGTTGTAATCCTTTTAATATAGTTTTACAAGAATTGCTAATAAAAATATGTCGTTGACCATTAGAATCTTTTAATCTTGAATTAACATTATTCACTCTGTCTCTTATAGCAGTATGTTTAAATTTTGCTTTTACATTGAACCCTGCATTTTGCAAAATAGATAAATCTGTTTTACCTCCTGCTGATGTTTTTCTTTGACGACACGCAGGGTCAGGATAGATAATTATTGGAACTTTTGTTCCGTATCTATCTTTTATTTCTTCACACATTTCGTCAGTATTTGAGCCATAAATAACAATTTCATCAACAAAATATATTTTATCTTTTTCTATATGAGCAACACAAGCACTCATTGGGTCAACATTGAAATCTAATCCTATGTGTAAAGGTCTTGCAAAATCTAATTGTTTTTTGACAACACTCTCTGATGGATGAAAGTTATAATAGACTTGTCCTGCATAGTTCTCAAAACTTGCTTCAAACTCTTGCCTGAAGGTTCTAATATCTAAATCAGATCTAGCTTGATCTAATTCTTGTTTTGATACCATCCCTCCTTCTAAAGTTGTAAATTGATAAGATTGCCATTCCGGGTCATCATTTTGTCCTTTGAGATATAATTCATAACTCCAATTTCCAAATCCTCTAGGTGTACCGCAGAATAAGACTCTGCCATTAGAATATTTATCTGAAATAGATGCTCTTAATACTTCTGTCCAAGTTCTTTTGTCTATGTCAGCAAATTCATCTAATATTAAAAAGTTTATTCCTGAACCTCTTAAATTATCAAAGTTCTCTGCACCTTTTAATGATATTATGCTGTTTGTTTTTCTTATTGTAATAGTAAGTGTAGTTTCATTTATATCTTCTATCCAATTATATTGAGATAGTAATTGTTTAAGATCACTCCAACAAATCTCTTTTGCCATCTTTAAAGTTGGTGCTACATACCAGATTGTTTGATTTGGTTGAGATGCTTGTTTCATCATTTCAACAATAGTAAGATAGGTTTTACCAAATCTTCTGCCTGATATTAAAACCCTGAATCTTTTATTGGATGAACAAACTTGATACTGCGGTTTTGTTAGATTGATTTTCATGGCATCCAAATTTTATATAGATGTTGTACTTATTAACATCTTCTCTGCCTAGTTCTACAATTTTATTATAAGACTCATTGTAGCCATCAAGCATACATTCATAAGCATCAACATATTCTACTTCGGATTGAAAAGGTGGTAAGCAAGTTGTTTTTCCATCTATTACGGAACACATTAGAAAAGTTAAAATAAATTTCATTCAAACTGTCCATCATTCGGAGTATTGTTTGCTATATCATCTTCCCATTTATCTATAATTTTTTTATTATGATCTTCTTTAATTTTATTTAGATTATCTGTCAGAGTATTTATCTCAATATCTTTTAGATCTATTACAGCTTTTAAAGTATCTACTTCTTTTTCTAATGTTGCTATTTTAACTTCTAAATCTGCTGAACCTCTATTCTGCAATTCTTTTTTTAATTTATTTATAAGTCCTAATCTTTTAACAATATCTGCTTTTGTCATTTTAACTTCTCTATTCTTAAAATTTTATTATCTGAATCTAGTTCTGCTTTTACTTTAGAACACATAAAGGTAGCATTGCTATTCCTAGTGCTAACCCTTTTTTTTTCAAGGCATTTTGAGATTGATGGCATATAAGTCATTTCTATAAGTTTTTGTTCAGTACCAACAAACATCAATAAAGCTATAATTGTTTCCATTAGTGACTACCATTTCTTAATTTTTCTATTTGTTTATTTATAATATCAACTTGTTCTTTCAAATGATCTATATTGACTTTGTTATATCTACTAGCTTCAATCTCTTTTTCTATTGATTCTATTTGTGATGCTAAATGTTCTATAAGCATAAACATCTCTAAATTCTTTGGCTCTTGTTCTGCTTTTTTAAGTAGATCTGCTTGGAACAAAGTATCTGCTGTTTCTAATTTATTTAATCTCTCAATGACTCCGAATGCAAACCACGCACCAATAAGGATTGCAGAAATCAAACCTATTAAGTTTCTTAATGGTAATCCAATAGAAGTGTTTTCATTGATGTCTAATTTCTTCATATTCTAAATCCCTTCTTCCAACTTTGAACTGCCCAATAAACAGGTTGTAAAGTTATTTGTTTTCCTGACCTTCTTGCTTTTTGTAATATTGGTCTAAATCTAGCCATAAATGATCTTTGCCTAGATGGAATGTTTTTTTTAATAGATAATTGTTTAGAACCAAATCTGACTATCTGGATTCTGCCTGTTTTTTTATTTCTTACATAAACACCAAATTTCTTTGAAGCTGATGGTGTTCT